AGTTGTATCTTCAGTGATAAGACCTCGACATTGAAGTGTTACTTCATCCCACAAACCCTCGTACTGAACCTTCTCAGTGTAGTTCCATATAGTCAATGGAAGAGTAGGGTGGGTTTGTTTGTACAACAACCCATCTTCACAATACCGGTGTAAAGTTTCTATGTTCATACGACAAAGATACAAAAAATATCTTAAATAAAAAAACCCCCACTTTTTAGAGTGAGGGCAAATATAACATAAAACAACAAACTCACTTTGCTGATCCGTTTCGCTTTAACTGCTCCAAGATCTACAAGAGTAAAACAATAACAATAATACCAATAACAACCATCTGAATATTTTTAAGAGATTTGTCTAAAGATTTTAACACTTCAAAGATAAAACTAAAATTTGGTTCTTACAAATTTTCTGATTCAGTTTTTTTGAAATCTATAACTTGTTGACGTTTCTGTTGAACAAAGAATCCAACTCTTTCGTTTGCCACCTTGGCGTAGTTAGGACTTATTTCAATTCCCACCCATCTACGATTAAGGGTTTCCGCAGCAACCATGGAAGTTCCAGATCCAGCGAAGGGATCCAAAACGACATCATTCTTGTAGGTCAAGATCTTAATCGCCTTAGTTGGGATGTCCATCGAGAAGGTTGCTTTTGTCAAACTACGTGTGTCGGCAAAATACTTCCACTGTCCAAACACCAAATCAATGAACTCACGTTTTTGTTCTTCAGTGTAGATGTTCTTAGGTTTCATAACACCATTCTTATCTTCTTTTTCTCCGAGTTCACCAACCCACTCAGGTTCACCTTTAATCTTTTTAATGTGGTTTTTCTTATACGCCAAGATCACACATTCCTTTGGATTATAGATATACGGCGCACTTGGTGACATCCATGATCCCCAAGCTGTAGTACGACTACGATGAGGAGATTCTTCTTCCAAGTCAACAACCCCATAAAATTTATACCCAATCTTTTTCATGATCTGCCAAATCTCACTTACCATGAAGATACGACCACCCTTACTCTGACGGTTTATCTCATATGGGATGTTAAGGGCAATACGTCCATCGTCTTTTAAAACTCTAAACGCTTGTTCCATCCAGGAATATGTAAATTTAACATATTCCTCCCATACCATATCATCTTCGTGGACATCATAATCAATACCCACACCATAAGGAGGAGAGGTCACGATAAGATCAACAGACCCCTCCTCCATGGTTTTCATAACTTCACGACAATCGCCGTTTACAATCTTTCCTAAATAGTTTTCAATCATTTTTCAATAGTTCAATAATAATCATAATAATAACAAACACAAATACTAAGGGCCAAATAACCAACATCAAAAGTCGATCTTTATTATTTAGTTCATATGTTGACCCCATCAATAACCAATCAATAAAATAAGTCACGATGAAACCCCCAATAAAGTGCAACCATATGGTTATCACTTCCCTTCCAATAGTTGAATCTTACGATCCAAATACCACAGAGCTTTCTTAAGGTCTTGAAGTTCTTTATCAGCATCCTTCTTACCGGCACGGGTAATGTATTTAAATACATTACCCAAGTGGAAGTCCATCTCAAGGGCTTCAACCACTTTAATAACTTCATACGGGTTTTCTTCGCCCCCGTAATGCTGAGGATGATTAACTTGTTCCATTAGTTCTCAGCAAATAACATATCAACAATATCGTCAACATCCGTGGTAAAGTCCAGAGCATCAGAAATAACTTTTACAATTTTGTATGGATCACCATTCGATGCTGGTCTACGATCCTCCACATAACCCTTCCATCCCTCTGATGTTGCCAACGGAACACGAATAGACGATCCACGATCTGCAATACCCCAACTAAAGGTATCAATACTTTGAGTCTCGTGTTTACCAGTTAGACGAAGGTTGTTGTCAGAACCATAGTTCTCGATGTGTAGTTCGTGTCTGTCTTCCATTCGTTGGAATAATACTTGGAAATAATCCTCACCACCCAACTCTCTCATCATTTGATTTGAGAAGTTACAGTGAAGACCTGATCCATTCCAATCACCCATCACAGGTTTTGGGTGGAACTCAATGTTTAATCCATATTCCTCACTCATCTGTTGAAGGATGTAACGTGACATCCATAGGTCATCACCAGCCTTTAGTTTTCCCTTACTGAACACTTGATACTCCCACTGACCCAAAAGGACTTCAGCGTTTGTACCAGTGATGTCAATACCTGCTTTGATACACATCTCCATGTGATTGTCAACAAACTCACGACCATTCACCTGTCCGTTACCAACACCACAGTAGTACTTTCCTTGTGGTTCAGGATATCCATTACTTGGGAACCCAAGTGGACGACCGTCTTTCATAATGGTATACTCTTGTTCAAAACCAAACCAAATATCCTCTTCCTCGATACCAACCTGTGATCTGGTATTAGAAAAATGTGGTGTACCATCAGGATTAAGAACCTCACACATAACAAAGTAAGAGTTAAGATACCCTTTATTTAAAAAGTTTTGATAAACCCTAACAGGTTTTAGTAGACAATCTGAGAAGTGACCCTCCGCTTGTTTTGTTGATGATCCATCAAAAGACCACATAGGACAATCTTCTATACGAGGAGTGTGATAGTCATCAACGTCGATGACCTTTACCTTACTACGAAGGTTCGGCTCAGGAGTATATCCATCGAGCCATACATATTCAAGTTTAACTTTGGTTTTCATTGTTTTTAAAAAAATAATACTTTTTAGCAAACCTCGATTCCTCTACCAATCCCTCATCAACTAACTTATTAATGATCTCTTGTGTCTCATCCCAAGATTTTTTTAATAAATAATCCGCAATACACCCTAAATACGTGGGGAGTTTAAGATTTTTTTGTAGTTTTTTTGTGATAGTGTCCATTAAAAGAGGGGGTGGTTCCTATTTTTTTTCTTTTTTGGATTTTTTCTTTTTGGTTTCCTCCACAACTTCGTGGATTACTTCCTTGTTGTCTGACCCTTTGAACTCAGACTTAGGGATAAACATCCAATCTCCTATAGAAACACGACGATCTCCTTCTTTATCTGTTACACGGAGAATATCTCCTTTTTTATAACGTCCAATATTAGTTACGGCTTTGATACACTTCATTTTATCTAATTTTAAGTTTTCTTTTGATTTCAGTTTCTTTAGTACCATTTAAATATAACTCGAAAACTTGATGAGACAAGTCATCGTAGAAGACATGTACATCACCGGTATAAAGAATATCGAGTTCACCTTGGTTAAGATGTTGAAGGGTTTGTTCCTTCGTTATAATACGTTTACTGAATCCCATAGGACAAATCTAAGAAAGTTTTTTCAAACTTTCAAACTCCTCCCATTGATTTTTCGGAACAACTTGTAAAATGTACGCCAAAAGTTTTCTTTTAGTCATTGGGACCAAGGTCGCATCAAATGGAAAGTTTTCGTTAGAGTGAATTTCAAATACAGGAAGTTGTTTGTAGTTATCGACCCAAGAAGTATGTTCAGATATTATAAAGTTCATTGTGAGTCCCTGTGGGTCACCTTCCCAAATAAGATTAAAATAAAGTTTGGCCTCCCCACTATTCCCCCTAACTTTTTTAATGGAATACTCCCAAATATAAACCCTTTTACTTGACTTGAACCCAATATACACATACCCAACACCCAAGTTCAGATTTTTTTTGTTTTTCTTAAGATTAACAGTTGTTGACTCATAAACTATAGACCATATGGACTTACCAATATTAAAGGCATCCATAAGTTTGTTTGAAGAAAACATTAAAGTTTTTTCAAGTTCAGAATCCTCATCATTGGAAAGTTTTGGTATTCTGTGAGGAATCAACTCTTTCATAAGGATTTCATCATCACAAGACTCAAACTTTTTCTTTGTATATAAAAGAGTTTTTTCTTTGAATAACGATTGAACATTTGCCAAATGCAAAGAAAGTTCTACAAAGTCAGGATATATTCTGAAGTTTTCGAAATTCTCTTCACATTTTTGAAGGTAAGACAAAAGTGTGTACTTGTTGTACTCAAAATCCAAAGGTTCTGAAAACATCCAATCGGGGCTTAGTCTAAAGTGTATTTTTTTCTTTCGTGGCATTTACTAAAATAATAACCAAGTTTTTTATTTAATCTACTCTAACAATATAGAACCATTTCCCATTTGCAGAACTTTCTCCAACAACACCATTGTAAGGTGATATGATTTCATAACCATCAGATTCAATAATACCCTCAATAAACCTCGTTCTATCAATGAATCTATCTATTTCAAAATCGTGATCTTTCAAGTGACTGACCGGATCTCTTAGTACATCTTCAACCATGGATTCAATGTATCCCTCGATATCTTCATCTAAAAAATCACCATTGGGATTTAATTTTTCTCCTTGTATATCATCCATTAACTCAGAAATAATCCCTTCGAGCTCCGTGAGTTTTTCTGTGAGTTGTGTCTTTTGTTTCTTATTTTTTGTACCTTCCAAAAATTTTGACAGAGTTTCAATCTCGTTTCCCAAATCAGATATTTTTGTTTCTTTAAAGGAGATAACACCTTCTTGTTCACGACTGAGTTGTTTTTTTTCTTCAGGCAACCAACTTTCAGGATCATCATAAACCATATCAGTATACATGTCTTTAAAATAACCCACAACCTCATCTTCATCTACGAAACCCTCAACAAAACTTTCACTGAAACCCTCGTAACCAACATCATCAAGCATGTTTTCAACGTGTTCTTCAGCACTTAAGTGTACTTCCCTTTCGTCCCCAACTGCATATTCTGTGGATTCACCGTTGACACTAAAATTATCCATAGAATAAAGTGAATAAGTCTCAGGAATTAAATCATAAACATCACGATAAGAATCATATAACTTAAGTTCGTCTTCAACTTGTTCGATTTGTTGACGTATCAGAGTTTCGTTTGCATTATCTTCTTCCAATTGAGACTCAAGAACTTCAAGTCTTTTGGTCAGTCCTTGTTTTTCTTTTTTGTCATCATGAGTCAAAGGAACAATATCCCCTTCTTCAACCAAATATTTGAACAAGGCATTTGCCTTTAACCCCTCCTCAGATATTTGAGAATTATCAAGACTCCATTCGTTTTTTTCACGTCTTAGGTTCGCGGCAATAATTTGTTCTTGAGTTGGCATGATCTTTATTTGATAAATATTACTTTTATGATATATTTATCATCAATAAACATCAATACTTTTTTACCATGGGATGCGGTTGTAAAAACAAAGCAAGTAATCAAACAACGACTAACACCACTAGTCAATCACAACCTGTTGCACAAACAACAAACGAGAGTGTTAAAGACGCCATTAAAAGAACTGTAGAGAAATACTACAAAAAATAATCTATAACACTGTGTAACGGATCAGGGGTGGAGAAATCTACCCTTTTTTTATATTTATACAATATGGCGAAGGTTGACTTTATAATCAAACATTTTAATAACATACCTGAGTATGAATCTCAGAGATTTGTCGAAAGGGTATTCAATAACGATATCGAGCGTTTTTTTATGTATATTCAATCAAAAGACAAGTTTGATGAACTTGATACGTATGTTATTGAAGAAAACTACTATAAACAATATCTAAATTTTTTATACAACACCGATTATCCGAAATTTGCCGGTGAGGTTATTAGACAAACTGATATTATGGATGGACCAAATGGTTATTATATAGAAATTGGTGACAGATCAGATCTTGTACCTCTTTTTTGTGATAACTCAAGAGATACCTCTGAACAAGATGTTGCTAAAATGATTTTTGATGAAGATCATCAGGATTGGATGGGTTGGTATGATGGGGTTGATATCTATGACAATGTAATTGATGATCTTACACCCGAAAATATAAGTTATCTTAAAAGTAAAATACTTGAAGAGTTTAAGGATAAACAAATCGACCCTACAACTGATCTGTTAGAAACCATTGCAAAAGAACAAGGTCACGAGGACTATGTAAGTATTACCCCCGAGATATTAGATAGAATTTTTTCTGACGAAAAGTCAATCAAAGAAATATTAAATGATAATGATATCGAATCAAATTTAGTTCAGATTTGGAACTATGCTAGTGAAAGTGCTTACCAAGAAGAAATTTCAAACTTAGTTTATGAAGGTCTTAAAGATTATTTTGATTCTTGGAGTTGGGAAACAAAAAAAACATCCTCAGGAAAGGATGTAGACATGTTTAAACTAATAATATCTGACATGGATTCAGTCATTTTAAATTTAGTTGATTCATATGGGTTTTTTTATGCTACCAACTACATTGATATCTTATCTCAACTAATCAGTGACGGTGACAGAGATTGTATTGGATTCCGAATTCCTGACTACGCGGATTGGACTTTACAAAGAAATCACATGAATGAAATCTTTAAAGATTACGTTTAGATTAAACCTTTTTCTTTAGCCCTTTGAACTAAGCTCTCATATCGAAATTCAAGTTCGGTAATCTTAATATCCTGTTCCTTTAAGGCTTCTACAGATACGGCAATCATTTCCTTATACTTCATAGTATAATGACTAGATTTTTCATTCCAATGGACTAATTCAGGAACGTGGGGTAAAACTTCTTGAGCAATGAAACCAACCGACTTAGATCCTGGTGTTCCTTTCCATTCAAATTCAACACCTCTAATAGACTTAATTGTCTCTACTGAACTTCCGATTGGCGATATGTTTTTCTTTAACCTAATGTCTGATGGTCCGGTAGGTCCTAATGCACCTTGGAAACCTGTAGGTCCTATTGCACCTTGAGCCCCTTGTGGTCCTCTTGCTCCCGTAGCCCCTTGTGCTCCTTGAGCACCGTTGGGTGAAAAGGCGGCTCCTTGAGCTCCTTGAGAACCTGGAGTTCCTGGTCCACCAGCACCTTGGAAACCTTGTCCCCCTTGTGCTCCTTGTGCACCTAGAGCTCCGTCATTTCTTGGACCTGTAGCACCTTGAGCTCCTTGGACTCCATTTGCAGAACCTTGTGATCCTTGGAATCCCTGTGCACCTGTGTCACCTCCGCCACCTTGAGCACCCTGTCCTCCTTGAGCCCCTTGGAAACCTTGACCTCCACCAGGTCCTTGAGCTCCTGTGGCACCTCCACCTCCTTGAGCCCCTTGGAATCCTTGGTTACCTGTG